TTTGCGGAACTCTGTAATACGTTCTAATATATCTTTTTGTGGAACTTCAGTTAATACCATAAGTAGTAGTTCACTTAGGAATTGTTGCATGAATACAGGAGTATCTGACCTACGCAAGTCTAAGCCCATTGCTTTAACTTTACCTGGCTTACCATCTGTGTCGCTTCTAAAGCCTTCAATATCGTATACTAGTGCCGCATAACGTTTCTTTGTAATATACAATCCACTTTTTGCAACAATTTCTCTAGCCGCCGCAATAACATCTGATCTACTTTTCGGACAATGGAATGCATCTAGCATAAACTTTGGAAATGTTTCGTTTGCCGCTTCGCATACTTGATCATAAAGTTTAATTACATTATCTTTATCCCAAGGCAGTTGTCCTGCATCAATTTGTTCTTTTAGTACAGGGTGGGCACTAAAGTAACAAGAGTCAGTATCACCATATATCATTGCTTCACCTACATGATCATATGTACCTGTAATAACTTTGTTTACTTCTGCACTCATGTGCTTAACAATAGTTCTACCAGTTAGTGTAGTTGACTGTCCAATACGTTTATCAAAGAACCTACAGCCTGGATTTAGAATAGCACCATATAAACTGTTCAAGTTAATTTTCTTAACCAACTGTCGTTTATCCCAATATTCAATTTCAATTGCATTGCCTGCATCTTTTGCTTTTTTAAGTTGTGCTTGTAGTTCTTTACGCTCAGCATACCAACGTGTTAAGATACCTGGAATAACACCTTCAAACTCTGTTGTAAAAATTGTACCATTAGAACTAAGCATCCATGGATTATTACTATCAAAAATAATTTTGTAAATTTCTGCACCGCTATATACTTCAGACTGACCATTTTCAAAATCAACAGTTAATGAAACATCACGTCGCTGGTCCATTACTGCTTCATATTCTTCTACACTAAAACGTCCTTCCCAAGACCCTGCAAAACTCTTCTTTTTAAGCGTCATATCTTCATGTACACGGGCTTCACTGATGTCTGGGCGTATTTGCCCTACAATCGTTTCGGGCGCCATATTAAGGGCTCTAATAACACTAGGATATAGACTGTTCAAGTCCATTGAACCAATCCACTTATGTAATCCTTTTTTCGGAAATGCTACATACGCACCTGCGGCTTGTGTTGCTCCATCATCATATTTTTTACGATTAGGAACTTGTAGTCCTCTGTGATGTGCTTCGTTTACGATTGCTTGTTCTGTAACTGCAACAGCACCCATAGTGGTCTGTAGCAAAACAGTATTTGCATGTGCAAGTTCATTACTAAGATCAATAAATCTTAGTTTTTTGTCCAACTTGTCCAGTAGTGCGGTATCTTGTATGTTGTATTCGATGAACTTTCTAAAGTCATTGTTGTACAATGCGTCCAAAGTGCCTTCATAAGGGACCTTGTTCTCGCCAACTTCGATTTCGCCAATAGCATCAAGTCTGTAACTGTGTCTTTCTTCATACGTGTATTTACGATATAAATTCAAACTATCTAAATGCACTCTACCTATTAGGTCATAGGTTTCCGCTGTTTTACCATATTTTTCATATTCACGTTTCTTAGGAAGTTGTCCCCACAAACAAAAACGTCTTGTGTCGTCTTTGCTTAGTACACGACTAGTTCTGTTTACTGTGTACGGAATATCATAACCTTCACTGTTCCAACCTGACAAAATATCAGCGTCTTCAATAAGTGTTAAGAAAGTGTCAATCATATCACCTTCTTTTTCAAACAGCATTACATTTTCAATGCCTTCAAGTTCTTTCTTTGCTTGTTCCATAGTAAGTGTCTTAGGTGGAACTGCTAAACACACCATTGTTTCCATCCACTGTAAGTATACACTTATAGAAGTAATAGGCATGAATGGATCACTAGGATCAGCAAAGCCGCGCTCTGGATCAAAATCTGTCTCAATATCGAAGAACGCAATGTTTAGTTTAGGAGCATCTTGATTGAGATAGTTCTCACTTAAACATTGGAATATGGGATTAATATCGCTTTCAAATAAATCTTTGCCTTTGTTAATAGCAACTTCTTTACGAAAGTCTTTTGTGTTCTTACATACAACTCGTGTTAGTGGATCCCCATAAACACTTTTGTATTTGCCTCTAGGGTCTTTGTAATAAAATGTATATTTTGCTTGGAATTCATGGAAATGTCTTTTTCCATCTTTGCGTTCAACTGTTCTGATAATATCAGAACTGCGATCAAATAGTGCGTCTACGTAACTCAATTATATTCTCCTCGTTGCTTCTGGCCAACGGACCTTCTTCATGCCTCTTGGGCGTTTCTTATTATTATATTAGCATAATTTGTTGATTTTGTCAACAACAATATCATGTATTTTTTGGTTGCCTGTAATGTTATAATGGTTTTCTGAGCCTTTGTGTGCTTGCCAAAATTCACTAAAGTCTAAATGATTATCTTCGTATATGAAAAGTTTTGCTACTTCTATATGTGACATACTTAGATAAATTTTATCATTTAATAAATTATTAATTTCTTTTCTTAGTAAACTGTATATTGTTTGGTAATAATGATCGTCATAATGATATTTGAAATATCCCTTTGCGGCTGACAAACTAGGATTAAACAGACTAAGTCTATCTATATCATTATATAATAAATCACAGTCTTTATGCAAGCCTTGTTTGTGCAAAGGATGATTAGGTGTATGTACTCTACTTAAACTAGTATGGCTAACTATTACTACTTTGTAATCGTCTAAATTTGCATTTTGTATTTGTTTTAGTATTTTATACTCACTGCAACCTGCTTGAGCAACATTAGTTACATCATAGTTATTTGCTAACAGTCTAACCCAACTATTATGTCCAGGCCATTCAGCCGCAAAACTATCACCAGCAACTAATATCTTCAAAATAATAATCCTACAACATATATAACTGTGAGTCCTGCGTTAAGGACAACAAGACTACGTTCTTTCCAAAGTAATCCGATTAATACCCAAAGAGTATTACTAGCAATAAATGCATAAATGTAGTAAGGATATAAATTAAATGCGGCCATAGTTGCCGCTACTAATAAACAAGCAGTACTAAACCATGCTAATGGTTGATAAGGTTTTACCACCATTGTGCCGCTACTCCATATCCAAATACATTAACGCATACAAACCAGCCTGTTAATAACATTACCCAAGCCGCACCTCTTCGATATGATGCATAACATTGTGTAGTACTACCAACAAAAAATGCCGGGTATACAATTAACATGTTAGGATCTCTTGCTGTTAATGCCAAAGTCAAACTAGCACCAACTGTAAAGATAAAACTAACTAATTCAAAATAAAATGCTATACGGTCACTTTTATAACTATTGATCCAGAAGTCTTTAATTTTTTGCACTACAATTTGTCTCGTCCAACTGTAGCAACAAGAGTTTCTAAATCATCAAACTCATCTGCAACTTTATGCCATTCGCCTTTTTGTGCAATCTTAATTGCTTTGTTAATAAGACTTGGTTTAATATCTAATTCTTCTGCAACAGCCTTGACTGTTTCTTTAAGACCTGTACTAAGATCTTCAACTTCTTGCAATACTGTAACACCTTCGTTAACAAGACGCTCTAGTTTTGCTTTTTCTTCAGCACCGTAGGTACGTGAACTCATGATTTACCTCCTAAGTAAAATATAACAGTTTATATTATACAGTGTATTTAGGCGATTGTCAAGTGTTTTGTTTGATTATTGGTTATGCTGGTACGCAGTTGTTGACTCTAACTCCGCCCTTCATCTTAGTTTTAGGGTTTCCAATCTTCTTACCCTTCCAACATTTTGGATCTAAGCGTTGTTTTGCTTCGTCAAATTGCTCATCTGTGGCTTTTTGGTTACCACATTCTGGACATGTATTATTAGTTTCTAACACCTGTTCTAGTGCTTCTTCTAATGATTTTGCCAAATGTGATTTGTATGATTCGCCCATGTTTGCATGTTTCGCCGCCATGTGCTTTTTATATTTTGCAGAACCTTTTTTGTGTGGGCTCTTGCCTTCGTCTACCTTAGGATCGTTACAGTTGCAATGTTTACAAGTTGGAGGACATTTACAATCTTCTCTTTTAACATCTGCACCACAACACTTGTCTGAACAATGTGTGTCTTTTTGTGATTCGGTTACTTCTACACCTTCAAACTTATTGTCATAATCCATAGCATGATATACTGAACCCATATAGTCTGCCGCTTTTGTGATTTTTGATTGTTTCCAACCTTCGATGCCTTCTGCTTCGCTTACACTCTTTAGCATTTCGTGTAGTTTAATTGCATACTTTGCAATCTTGTAAAGATCTGCACGAGCCATTTGTACTTCGTGATCTCTTTCTGCTACGCCTGCTAATTCTGCTAGGCCTTCTGTTAAATCTTTTTGGTTCATCTTATTGCTCCGAATTACAGTAGTATTTATCTACTTTCTTTCTTTGTGGCTTTACTATATTTGTCCTTTAAACGACCTAATTCTTCTTGACTAGCACCGTCTCGACCTGCTTGTGCCGCTTTTTTCATGTATTCTTTACCATGTTTTTTAACACCAGTATAGTATTGTAACCCACTTTCTTTTGTAGTTTTGTTTTTCTTTTTAGGTTTGCGTGATTGTATCGCACCTAGTGGCATTGCCACAGCCGCTACTCCACCTGCTGACGTAGTTTCCTTCATAAACTCTTTAGCCTTCATCTCTATCCTCCGTTACAGGTGCAAATATTCCTGTTTTTTTACGTTGTTGATTACTATGAAAGTCTTCAACAATTAGTTTAGTTTCTGTAATGTATTTATGCGGACACATTAA